ACTTTTTCTTCGTCCTCGCAGACCTTCATCTCTTTAAAGCAATTATAAAGGGATTCGCTGATTAGATAAACCTCGCCCTTAAAATAAGTTTTGAGCGGGAGTCCTTGACCGCTATCTGTTTCGTCATGGCCATCTGTTGTCTCGAGCATCTTTACTGATTTTTTCATTGTCTCTCCAAAATAAAAAGAGGGCATCAAAGACGCCCTCTAAGTTAATGTCACATCACTATTAAACTGGCAGAGCGTGAGCATGGCCTTGAATACAAGCGGCAGAGTAAACGCCACCAGTGGTCGCGCCAGCAACTGTAACGACAGCTCTAGAATATCTCTTGTTGCCAATGTAGGCAGCCTTTTGCTGTACGTTTGAAGCCAGTGCGGCAAGTGTCCCAACTTGGTCAGCGGCAGCTACGTCGGTGAACGTAGAATTATCGTCTGACTCTTGCAGTTTAGGTGTATGAGTGCCGTCTGTGATTGTGCCAACATCAAAAACATACAACTGTGAGCTGTATCCTTGATGGTCAACGCCTGTGCCGTTTGCCGAAGCTGTACGCGCAGCAGGTGCCAATGATTGGTTTGGTTTCAAGTGTGAACTTAATTCGCGCATCATGTTTTAATCTCCTAAATTGAGAGGGGATTGCTCCCCTCTTTAATTATACTGCCAACTTTTGAATCTTCAGAGCTTGGAACTGGCGAACACCGCCGCCAACGCGTTTGCAAGTGTAAAACTTCACAAAGCCTTTGGTGGTGAGTGAATCGCGCAATACTCTAATGCCAATTCTGTCGATGATTTTGTAGCCTTGTGAAAAGTCACCATACACAGCGGCCAGAGCGTTTGCAGCAGCAGCCGGAATGTCATCGGCATAGTACAAAGGCTTGCCGAGGAGTGAGAACACAGGGCCACCATTCAAAGCGCCAACAGGGTCAACGTTCCAGAGGTATGCTCCGTCGTTTGACTTGAGTTTGCGGATTGCTCCTGCGCTTGATCTCTTCATCATCCAAGAGGCCTTCATTTGGAAGGCTTCAAGCAATGCGTTCTGCAAGCTAATCAAACCATCGGCTGTGAATTGAGAAGCGTGACCTGAGTTAACTTGCTCAAGCTGGTTGAAGCCTGTGCCGTTGGCGTAGGACAAGAAACCTTTTGGCTTCTTAATGCCATCACCAGACACGAATGCTGATGCTTCAAGGCGAGCAAACTTTTCAGCAACTTTGCCTTGGTGCCAAGACTCAACATCGACAGCAGAATCGTCGAGCAATTTCTGAGTGATCTTTGGCTCTGCATACATTTCATGAACAGGAATTGCAATCATGTTCAATTGGTTTGTGCCAGTTTCAACGCGACTCTCGCGCTCGCCAACCCATCCAGCATCTGGCTCGTCGTTGTCGTAAATTTCTTCCCAGCGATCGCTAGAAATAGTTTCCGCAGAAGCGAGCTGACGAACAGGTGAGCTTTCGAAAATTTTCTTGGTGATGGTTGAAGAAACAGAAGGACGAACCAAGAATCCACCATCTGGTTCACTGTCAACTGAAAGGCCTTTGTAGCCTGCGCCAACTGTTTCAAGGTGCTTTACATAGTCAGCAGCTTGGCTTTCCGAGATGCGGCCTTTGCGCAAATAGCTAGACACTACGTCTTTGCAGTCTGCAACTTCAGCTTGCTCGCTGCCTTTGCGCTTAAGAGCAACTTGAATATCTTCGAGCTTCTTCTCGAGAGCTTCAATGCTGTCATTGTTCTTTGCCAACTTTTCATCAAAGTCAGCAACGCCGCGATTCTTTTCTAGTGTCTGAATGCGCTTGTCGTTTTCGGACTTAAAGTTTTCGAAATCTTTTTTGATTTCTTCACCGACTTTTTTCAATTCTGCGATCAAATCCATTTTCTTCTCCTATTTTAAAATTTTTCCCAGTTCCTTAATCGAGTGAACAATCATTGCGTCCGGCTCGTTTTCATTCACTGAGGTTTTAAGTTTTAAAAGAATTTCTTCCTTCGTTTTTCCATTGTTAATCAAACCATGGACAAATTCAAGTATTTCAGAATCCATGGATAAAGCAAGGTCAAAGTTTTTTATACCTGATACATTGGCGGCAGTATTCATCGGGAACACAACTTGACTGTATTCGTACAATTTCAACTCCTTGAGTCTTGTGATGGCAGGACGATCGCGGTCTGGCTCAGATTTAATTGTTCTGTAGCCGATCGACAATCCAACAGGCACGCCGAGTTTAAGGCCAGATTTTGCCAAGCTGAATCGCTCGCGTGCGAGTGCTACTTCTTTAATATCCCACTCACCTTCTACCCAAAGACCAACGCTCTCCTCATTTGCTTTCACGTTCCACCCGATTTGCTTTGATGGACTGTGGTCTGCAAGAATAGGAAATTTGCCGCCGCTCTCTTGAATTGTTTTGGCGAACGCTCCTCGCTCTACAACATCCAGTCCGAGGTCAACGTTCTCGAAGACGCTGGCGTATCCACTCACCTTACCTTTGTCGCCTTCAGTTACTTCTTTAAAGTTAAATGCAAACGTTTTAATATCCAGCTTCATTCTTCTAACTCCTGAGAAAAGACCATTGAGCATCTACAATTAATAACCTGCTCCGCGGGTGCAGTGGGGTCTCCGGGGCCTGACATAAAAATAACTGTACCATCTTTTTGACTTGTGACCTCAAAATTTTCATCGAAAGGCACGATCTCGCCATCCATTTCGCTGTGATCGTCCCTTTGTCTGCCGTCCATTACAGTGAGCCATTCCTTGGTCATGTTTGGCAAGTCCAATGCTTCAACTGCCTTTAAAGATGACTGATTTGCTGCATTATGAACTTCAGTCCTGGCAATTGTTAGCGCTCGCTGCGGTGTGAACTCATCGTAAACGTCCTCAATGGCCTTGGCTATAGGCTGAACACCAAACGCTTCCACTCCTGTCGTCATGTCCTCTACAACTTCTTTAACCTTCGCTGTGACCTTCTTAAATGTGGTGCGCTCTATTAGCTTAATCTTTTTTCCAGTTTGAGAGTCTATATATTGGCGCATAAATGAATCAAACCACAGCTCATGCTCTTCTTGCTTGAAGGATTTTCTGAAACCGAATATGTCCTTGGCGAAGGATCTCAATATGTCAGTCACTTCTTTTTTGTAAACCTCCATGAAGTAACCTTGAGTTATTTCAAGCGACTTTACGATTTGCATCTCCCATGTCGAAACGCCGCCAGCTAGAACCATCTCAGTCATAGTCTTTTTTTGGCGTGCGAATGCCTTCTTGAAGGCGGCGACAAGAACCTTTTCGAATCTGGCCCTTTTCCTATTAGCCTCTAGCATATAGCGCCTCTTAGCGCGGCTAGAGTTCAGGTTAAATTGTTTCCCGTCGATTACTGAAATTTTTTTTTTGAAGCGCTTTTCGCTGTCGTCGTCCTGTTGAATTTCTTCTGCCTCATCTTCTGGTTCCTGTTCAGGCTCTTCTTCTGTTGGAACTGCCTCGCTGAAACTGTCATCGGCGGCCATGTCGAGAGTAATTAAACCTGAGTTGACTAGGATTTTTGAGCCTGCGGATTCTCCGGGAACATAAGCACCGTACCCGATCTCCATTCGCTTCTCGTCAACAGAAAGGAAGTTTGCGTTTGAAATTTTATCCCATTTTTCCATTTTGCGAATAGAAAGAGCTTCGATGGAATTGATGTCAGGCTCCAAAGAAAGAGACTGGTCAATGTTTTTTACAAGCCAATTGGTAATGCCGCGATAAAACATCTTAGCAATTGGAACCGCAGTGTCCTCATAGAACACAGCTCGTGCCTGCTCAAAATTGGCAAACGTCTGTGAATCTTTCACGCCTATCAATTGGCCTGGCACTCCAAACGCAAGAGCGATATCCTTTTCAGAAACGTCTTTGCTGTTAAGGAAATCCATTTCATCGGGCGACAGAGACATTTCCTGCCATGTGAATCCACCATCAAGCAGCAATGGCCTTGCGTTGTTTTTTGCGCCTGTAACCTTTTCGTCAATCTCCCTTCTGAGTTCGTTGCGCTGGTTAGGCGTTAATGTTGATGGCCCCATATCTGGCTTGTAAATTAATGCGCCTGATGGCCTGCCACTATTTTGCAGGAGTGAAAGGTTCCACAGGTTCATGGCGTTCACTATATCGACGTCCATGGCCATGGCTTCAATGGGCGACATTCCCATCCAATCATCATTCGGATTAAATGTTTTGAGATGCTTTATGTCCGATTCGCCTGTAACGAAGTCCACGGGAAATGAGTATTTTTGATTTTGGATTGTAAAAACATATTCAGAGGGAAGTCCGTTTTGGCCTGGCTTAATTTCCATTTGGTCAGGTCTTCGCGAATAAAGCTCTTTGAGTTTCGAGCCTAGCATTACCTTCTCAATGTATGAGTTACCAGTCAGGCAGTAATAACTTATCACTGATTTGATGAATGCTTCTTTATCCTGCATTGGATTTGGTTTTGAAAACACGTCAAGGATTTGATGTGATTCAACTTCGACTTTATTTTTACCGTTAACCTTGTAGAGGATATGCGGAATTGTAGAGATCGAATCTGCAATTAAATTCACGCACCTGAAAACAACTACGTTTTTCTTGTAGCCTTCTTTGGTAAAGCCTTGGAAATTTCTTGGCGATTGTATTGCTTCCTTCTGTGTTGTCATTGAGATAATTGCAGACGCTGGCGATTGTTTTTGGAATAGTCGAGTAAACCAGTTCATAATAGTTCTATCCTTGGTAATGGCACGGCCCTCATCTGTGTTATGACATACAACGCTAAGGCATTAGAAAGCACTCTGTCATCTTTTTGACCTGAAGAGGCTTCAACTTTACCCTTATTATCGACCAGATGGAGACATTGCTCTAGTAATTTTTTATCCCTGTAAAGCACAGACTCATTATTAATCGAATCGAGAAAAGCATCAACGGAAAGAGGGCGCGTAATTCTGTCGGTCGGAAGGCCTGCTCGTTTGTCTTTGTAGTAATAAAGATTTAAGCCCTCAATAAACCTTTCGAGCTTCATTATAACAGCATGGCCGTGATTATTACGCTCCACGACAATTAAGGGCTGGCCCGACTCAGTGGTGTAAAGTTCAGAGCATTGCTTAATAATGTCTGCATAGTTGTACGGGCTGACTTGCCCTGAATAGGACGCTACCTGCTCCATTAAATTGGTATCAATAACTGTCAATGAAGATTCATCGCCGCCAACACCTTCAGCTACGTCACACCCAATGACATACCTGCCTGCTTGGTTAGCCTTTTCGTAAACAGTAATCCCCTTTGTAACAACGCCAGTTTTGCACTTTCTTTCAAGGCTCTTAACGTGCAGCCTATCAAGTACAGGCTTGCCCGAGATAAGAAAGCAGGTAATATCGTCCTCGGGATGCTCTTGAAAAAATTTATCCTTGCTCCCGGTACTTTTAATTTTAAATCGGCGCCATGCGATCTGTGATGGCTTTAAGATAATGTTGTATTTTTTTGCGGCCATATCTGCAAGCCTAGCTTCATCGCCATTAAGTTCGATTTCATTTACGCCTGCAATCTCATTCTCGCTATGGAAGAACCAAGGGAAAAAATGTTTTTTGTATGGGAACGAGCTGTCAATCCAATCATGGTAGAAGTGGTTTATGCCCATCGGTGTCGATTCAATGCTTATCATGCCGCTATTAACTTCTACCGCTTCCACGGATCCTAGAAAACGGTCCTTGTCCTTCATTAATCCGTACTCTGAAACATGCAGCGCCGTAAGAGACTCCGATCGAATTTCAAGGTCAACATAGATTCGAGAATTGATGTCTGGGAAATACATTTCGTATTTTGAGCCGCCGCCTTTATCAATTCTTGGCTTAATTTCATCCGGCATAGATCTATAGGCCAGTGAAGGAATGCGGAACAACTTTTCAATGGAGTCTTGGTCGTGTGACAGAATGCCTACGTTCACGTTCT